GCAGGGTTACGTATAACATATACTTGGCCTTCTTTAGAAGCTTCGTAATTTTCTAAAGAGCTGAAAGCTGCATCAGTAAATCCTTTGTATCTTCCCGGTCTATGTAACGGATGTGATTTTGAAATATATTCTCCGTCTACCCACATCCTTGTGTTTTGGATGTTTTGTGCTGTAGTAGCCCTACGTCTATTTTTATCATGGGCATTGATGTACCACCACTCACCGTCTTCAAAAACGTATTTTCCATTCTTAGGATTAGTTGGGTTAGTGCGTGTCATACCAGTTGTCTCCTATTTTGTATTCGCCATCCAAAGGACAAACTAAATTAAACGACAGGCCAGCATCCTTAATAGCTTTGACACCCATCTTACCTACTTCTTCTGCAACATCTGCTGAGCTTTCTACTTGCCACTCGTCGTGAACATTAGCTACTACATGAGCATCTAAGTCTTTAGTATACTCTGTGAAAAGCATCAATGCTTTCTTCATTACAATGGCTCCAGCGCCTTGAAGTAAAGTATTTAGTGCTGCGTGTTGGCTCCGAACAATTAACTTGCGACCATCTAAGGCTTTGATATAGCCTTTTTTAGATGCTCGTCCCACTCTATCCTTAAGAGTTTTAAATGCTGGGAGATTATCAAAGAATAATTTTCTAAGTCTCGCACCAACATCTCTGCCTCCCCCAACCACTGTTCCAAGCTTGGGATCTCCCGCGCCGTAGAGTAGCGCGTAGATGAAAGTTTTTCCCTGACTTCTTGATTCAAGTCCCGCAATTCTTTGGTTATGAGTGTGGATGTCTCCGTTAATGATTTCATTTGTGTATTCCTCATCGTCTAAATAGTGCGCTAACATTCTAAGCTCTAATCCAGAAGCGTCTATACCCACTAGCTTTTTACCTGAAGGTACAGTCCAGCAAGTCCGACACTCTTTCCCGTACTCTGAATTACTACTTACAATCTGTGCGGTGTTAGGAGATCTGTGAGTCATCCTTCCAGTAACCGCACCGTTGTGGTTCACATACCCATGAATCCTATCATCTTCCTCTACCTCTTCCAGCCAAGAAGTTACCATACCTAATCGTTTTTGTAGCATTAAGTATCTAGCAATCAACTGTGCTTGAGGTATATTTTTAATCTTTTTAAGAGTAGTTTCATCTATTACTGGCTGACCTGTAGGCGTAAACTTTTTAGGCTTCCACCCAAACTCCTGCAAATACTGTCCTATCTGTTGTCTTGAGCCTAAGTTAAAGTCTGTGCGTATAACTCTTTTTATTTTCTTATGCTCACAGATCTGAGCGTATTCATCGTCATCAAGACGCACACGCTTTTTAAGTTCTCTACAACTAGCAAATCTAGAGACTGCACCATTAGCATTGTGTGCTATTCTTAAAGTGAACACCTCTGCTCTAGGCTTAAACTCTTTACGAACTTCAGCCATGACAGAACTCAACTCATCTTCAAGCTCAGCTTGTAGTATTGTTGTAGCTTTCATGTCCAGCAGGAAACCATGCTTCCGCTGGTTGTCTACTAATGCAGCAACCTTGTGTTCTATCTCAACTGATTGAGCAGAGAAGCCTTTGCTTTCCTGTTTAAGATGTTGAAACACTTTAGCGTTAACAAGAACATCATTGATGCAATACTTCATCATCTCTTCAGTGTATTCGGTAAACTCTTTAAAGTCTCCTTTAGGATGTCCAAGCCTGTAACCCCAACCAGCAAGGGCGTGACCGCCTTCTCTAGTAGGATTAAAAAGCCTAGATAATACTAGCGTATCTATTAGTGTTGCCGTTTCTGCTAAGTCTACATTAAAAAACTTTTTAATCATCGGCACATCAAAGCCTACGATATTGTGGCCTATAAGTTTGGTAGCTTTAGTTAGTAAACTAACGCCAGCATCAAGCTCATCAGGCTTAAAAGAATATATCTTTTCTTTCTCAATATCATAAGCTACGATACACCAGACTTTTGTAGCTTCTACAGCATCTGTTTCTATATCAAATACTAATTCCATTAGAAAGGTATCCCGTCAGATTCATCGTGAAACTCATCAGACTCGTCATCAAACCGTTCACTTAACCTACCAGTTTCGTTATCGTAAACTAAATGAGAAGCCATACCAACGTCACCAGTGTACCGTGATTTTAATACTCTAAGATGTGTGGTGTTGGCCTCTTCAGGATCGTCACTCTGCTGGTTGCGCTCTAAGGCAATAACACAATCGCTTAGCTGTGCAATAGATTGACTGCCACGAAGATGTGATAGCCCCACTGTAACGCCCTGCTCGTGTCCCTTGTTACCCTCTACTCTGCGTAGATGAGATACAAGAATCATACCTGCCCCTGTCTCCTCCACCATAGATCTTAGGCGAGTCATAATACTATCTATTGATCTCCTCTCATCACCGTCAACCATAGAAGATACTAGCATATGTAAGTGATCCACAATTACCCACTTACAGTCGCAGCCGATTGTCAGGTAGCGTATCTTAGAAAAGATTTCTTCTATGTCGTGCTGCCCTAAGTGTGAGTAGATCCACAGTCTATCTTTAGATTCACCTGCAAATAAACTATTGTAGTGCGCTCGCCATTCGTCTTCAGGGAACTCTTCTCTAATCTGATTAATATACAGTTTAGTATTGGCCTCAATAGAAACAACTCCGTCCACTGTACGGTTCTTGTTTTCTTCAAGAGCCAGAATACCTACACGATCTTTTGTATTCTTAATCAGCCAGTGTTCAATTTCTCTAGTGATAGAAGACTTACCAAGGCCCGTGCCTCCAGTAAGAGTAACCAACTCACCCTGCCTCATACCATAAAGCTTTTTATTTAAGCCCTGCCAAGGATAGGGTACAGAAGCTACTGTAGGTCTATTGAAATACTCATCGCCCATATCAGAAACATTAACGATGCCAGAAGGCGTGTAGCTTTTAGCTGCCCACCAAGCAGTGACATAGGCTTTCTGCCTACGCTGCTTGAGCATATCATTCGCATCTTTAAACTCCTCTGGAAGGAAAAGTATTTTAGCTTTGCCGGGACGCAATACTCTAGCGACCTGCCGAGCAGCATCCTTACCTACTTTATCATTATCAAAGTTGATGACTACACAATCAAAGGATTCTAAGAACTCTAAGTTTTCTTTAACATCTTTGACTGCACCGCCAGCCCCGTTCTTTACTGACACTACAGGCCACTTAGAACCTAGCAGTTCGTATGCTGCCATAGCATCACATTCGCCCTCAACTAGGGTAACAAATTTACCTCCTGATTGAAAAGCTTGCTGACCAAATAACATTACTCCTTTCGTAGATCCGCGCCATGAAAAGTCTTTATCTTTACAGTAACGAATCTTAGTAGATACCATCTCATTAGAGATATAGTAGGGGTAGTAATGAGTATTAGGACTAGACTTCACACCATACTTTTTAGCGGTATCTAAAGAAATACCCCTGTCATCTAGTGCTTGGAAAGTTCCTTCGTCATTACCCATATTAGCATTCCGCTGGTAGGTTTTAATATCGGGGATAGATCCTCCTTTATCGTAGTCTCGTAAATAAGTATTACAACTAAAACAATATCCGTGACCGTCTTGATCAACAGATACTGGATCACTGCCACCACATTTATCACAGGGCAAATGATACTTAACAAAGGCCATATAGTTCTCCAGAAAAAGGGGGCCATATAGACCCCCGTAAATTTTATTCTGTTTCTTCAGCCGCCTCCTCGTCGGCCAGCATATCATCTGTTAGTTGTTCAAGCACTACTGCATTGAAACCTCTAGCAGCCATTTCTAATTTAGCTAAGGTCTTCCTAGCTTGCTGTATTTCTTTATCTGTTTCTATAATTAAAACAAAAGCACTCTTACCTTCATCTGTAAACTTATCTACAGCGTAGGTTCCATCTTCAGAAGTGTATGTCCAGCTTTGCTGCTCACTCATAGTTCAGCTTCCTCCTCACCTTCAATTTCAAACTCATCGGCTTCGCCGTTGTCGTACTGCACAAGATCTAGGATTTGCATCTTAACAAAGTCCAGACCCTTAAAGGTCTTGCCATTCCAGACAGACTCCCATTCTTTGTACTGTACTTTAACGCGAGAACCGTTACCCACAGAAACATCAACAGTTTGCTTCATCCTGTCCATAAGAACAGGCGCTCTGCGAATCATACCATTAGGCCCATTTACCTTTCGTTTGATTATGATTGCGGGGCCTTCGTCCATCTGCTTCACCGTGAAACCACGATCTTCAAAGTCAGATGCAGTCTCATTGTCCACAACTAAATTGACTGAGTACACAGGGTCAAAGGTTGTGTTGGGTGTCGTAACAGCAGCCCAATAAGCTGTGCCTTCTAATACTGCCATAAAAATATCTCCAATAAATTATCGTCAAACAAGTATACAGATTTAGGAATATCTGTCAAGCGTAATCGCTTTCCCAATTAGCTTTTCTTTTCTTCCTGCCCTCCGCACGGGCTTTTGCACTGGCATCCTGTCGTGCAGCATACCAATAAGTAGACTTAAGTTCCTCCTTTAATTGTCTGATAGTTAAGGTTTTTTTCCTGCCTCCAGCAAGAGGTTTTAGTGTTGCTTTCTTGCTGCCTACAGTTATTTCACAGATTCTCCAGCCATCTAGAAACATCCAAGTAACAAAGCAATCGCTACGTTTAGGGTTTAAAAATAAACCTTTCATCTTCAACATAGTTGTAATATTCATTACCAGTTCGCCAGTTCGTCAAGATACTCTGAAAACAATGACGCTAGTACATCATCCTTTAATCTCCAATCACCCGCTTCGTGGCAACGATCCTGTACGAAAGCAAAGAATTTTTCTTTTACTCTTGGATTCACAGGCGGTGCAGTAGATATTCTTAACGCAAACAACTGGGCGTACCAATCATCTAAGTCAGACATAAACTCTGCTTGTGGATCTATTGCACTCATATCATCTCCTTTGCTATTGTATTTAAGTAGTTCTCTATAAAATTAATTACAAAATCTTCGCCGTGTTCCAAGCATAATTGAAGTGCCTCATCACGGACTAGATCAGTGCACTCAGTTTCACATAGATATACTTGTGAGTATTTTAGTATGTGATTAGACACATCAATTATATTTTTCATCTAGCTTTAACTCCAAGTAGTCTTTTGTTGGCACACTTTCCACATAAAGTTTTGATCCAAAAATACACCATTTCTAAAGGCGGGGCAAGCTTCTTACACTCAGCGCATCTAATTAAGTTTTCTCTATGCTCCACGTAATGCTTCCCTTCTATATCTATAGGCTGTAGATAAAGCAATATTAACTTCATCTGCTATCTGGTTTGCACTCTTCCCTAACCGTGTTAATTTAAATATGTTTTGCTTTTGAACGTCAGTCAGCCCAGTATATTTTTCAGTCTTTTGATTACTAATGAAATCATCTTGAGCGCGGATAGCTTTGATAAACATTGTCATTTCTAAATCCTAAAGTAATTTAAAGGTGAGCAGTTTATCCACTTACTCAGGTGGCAAGGGAAACTATGCAGCTTTTGCGAAAGGGAAAGAACTAATTACTTTCTGTACCCGCTCAGACTTTTTAACTTGAGCAACTGGAAAGTCTACAGAGTTCTTACGGCTACCGCGATGGTGGCTAGACCAATCAGTCAATGTATTGTACAAAGCCCAATGGTTCTGGCCCATGTTGCGGCGGTAATGTGTTAAGTATTTATTCCACATATAAACTAAGCTGCTG